TTTTTCTTTGCCCGCTATTTCAGGAAAATATTTCATTAATTTTTTAGGACCTAAACCTTTAACACCTGGGAGATTATCTGATTTATCACCCATTAGGCATTTCATTGTAATAAAATTATAAGGATGCATTCCATATTGCTCATAAACATCATTTGGTCTATAGAATTTCTTTTTAATTGGTGAATAAACTGTAATTCGTTCATTTACTAACTGTAAGAAATCTTGATCAGCAGAATATATTATTACATCATCCTTTAATTTTTGAGACAAATATGCTATAGTATCATCTGCTTCAATTTTATCAATAATTGAAATATTAACAGGTAAAGTTTTTAGATAATCTAATAAACGCATCATTTGAGTACCAACCGATTCAGATTCTTCTTCTAATGTAGAAAATACATTAAAATTAGTAATTCGTTTTATCTGACGATTTGCTTTGTACTCAGAATATGTATTTCTCCTATTTGTAATATTTCCTTGACCATCAAATACTAAAACTACTCTAGTAGGTTTAATTAATTTAATAGCATAACCTAAAGACTTCATAAAGCCAACTAATCCTCCAACATGATTACCTTGTGGGTTGATGGCTGGGATCATTGCAAATGAACGTAAAAAAGTGTTCATTGAATCTATTAGGAGCACCCTGCTATTTAAATGCAGGGGCTCCAGATTAGATTCCTCATGCAAGTTATTGAGAATATCTTGATAGGTTTTATTCATCTGATGTAGAAGATATGTCTTTAAAATCTTCTGCTTCAGAACCTTCAGTAACTACTTCAAATGGTCCTTCTCCTAAAATAGCTCCCCATTCCTCTTGGTGTGCACTTTTATATTTATCTATATCTTTTTTAGTATCAGATATAAATCCGTGTGGAGTTACTACAATTTTACCTGTAGTTGTAACACCTGAAATGTGGTTCTTTTCAACGGCTACTTTTACTTTCTTAGCCCATTCTACTTTCTTACCATCTTTTACAGCGTTAACTTTTAACGTTCCAGCATTGGAAATGTTACCAAAAGTTACAATTAAAGTTGAATCAAAGAACATTGTATTTCCACCTTTATTTTTCATAATAGGAGGTGACATTGGTCCAATTGGTTTTTCAACCCAAATCTTATTAATTGCTACTAACGAATTAGTATAAGGATAAGATTCTTTACGTGATAATAAAATTTCCTGGTTGATAAAGTTACCGAATTGAGTAGACATTGCGCCTGCATTCCATTCGTTGTTGTTTTTAGCTTTTTCAACAGACATTTGACACGGCACAGATCCAATTGAATCCCATAGAAATACCATATCCATCGGTAAATTACCTTTTCGCTGTTCATCCATTAGATCTGCCATGAATCCTGCAACGGCTTCAACAGTACCTAATTGGCCTCTATCAGCATAGATAAAATTACCATCTACACTTGTAACTTGACCATTTTCGTCTTTTTCTAGATTAACTTCTAGACCCATCATCATAGCATGCTCCCAAGACCATTTCATCTCTGTAATGATAAAAACAGGTAAAATTCCCATTTTCTGAGCATTAACAGCTACTTCTAATAGTGCTGTTGTTTTACCTGAATCTGAATGTCCACGTAATAAAGTAATATGACCATGAGGGATACCAGGTAATGATACCATTTCCTGCCAAGCAGGAGATAATGGTATCCATTCCTGTTCCTTAAAAGTATTATTTGAAGTTCCTAAGCCTTTAGCAGCTTTGAACTTATCAAGGGAGAACGTTCCCTTAACAGACTTGGAGATATCGCCCCCAAGGCTAGCTTTCTTTTTAGCCATAAAAATTAATCTTTAAATAAATCGTCGAAATCGTTATCGCTTACTGTCTCTTTTGTTTTGACATTAAGTGTATAACCTGTATCCTTTTTTTCTAACTCTTCAGCAGAAACATTTGGATTAACAATATCTGGTACTGATTCTTCAGCATCTTCTGGGTTTAACCATTCTTGAAGTGCTGTTTTCATTTCATCATAAGAATATTTCTTATAATATTTCAGCAATTCTGGTTGTTCAGCTAACCATTTTTCAACCTGATCATTATTATCTGATAATGGAGATTGTTTTGGTTTAACTCTAAGTGAAGTTTGTGGATAAGGATTACCTTGAACTACTTCTACTGTCATATCTAAACCAGATACAACGTCTGTAAAATCACCGTAATCTTCATCTGCAGCATAACTAAGTAATTCCTGGTATACTTGCTTTCCAAATTCCCAAAAACGTACGCCTTTGTTTTCTTCACCTCTAACTACAACGGGAGCAAATACTCTCATTTTAGGCTCTAACTTTTTAGCTAAACGCCAGTTTTCAGGTTCAGATGTTTTACGTAATTCTTTTGAGAACTCTACGATAGGATCTTTTTCACCATAATTGATAGGTGAGATCATCGTTCTATTTCCAATCCCATAGTGAAAAAATACTTCACTAAATGGATTTTCTTTGTTTTCCTTAAAGGGCACAAAACGGATTTGTGATTTGCCCATAGGAGCTTTCCAAAAATACTGACTTCTGTCAAATTTTTGATCTGTTTTTTGTCCCTGCGGGGACTGTAGTTTTTCTAACTTGCTTGAGATTAAATCTAAATTCATTTTTATAACTTTTTTTATGAAACGGTTGGTAATGTAAAAAGAGCCCCTTAGGGCTCCAAATAGAAATGCAAGAAATTTTATTCTCCTGTATGATCAGAAAAAATACCAGATCCTGCTTGTTCTCCTCCGGGTGAAAATGGAGTTGTTACTATAGTGGTAAATTCAGCTACTGTATATCCTTTATTCCAAGATTCATAATTAGCTTCTTCTGTAACAGGATTGTAAGGATTAACAGAAATAGGGTTACCCTTTAATCTTTCTCTTCTTCCTAACATAGCTATGTCAAAACTTAATTGATCGTCGCTTACTGGCATGATTGTGTTTTTATATAAATATTAGAAATTAATTATTTCGTGAACTTTAGTATCTAACTTTTTTAATTCTCCACTGGTTGTAAGCAGGATACAGTTACGATAATCTTGCCAATTAATTTTAAAGGATTTATCTAATTTACCTTCGTTTAAAGAACGAATTAAATCATTAAGTGCATTTATCGTGTATAATGTGTTGGATTCTTTTTTTCTATGTAAGAGGATAGTATTCTCTAATATCTTATCAGACATATTAAATGAATCTACGTTGTATGTGCACACATATTCGTTAGTTGATTCTACATATAAAACAAATATCTTATTAAATAATATTTGATATTGTTCTTTTATAGTATCTAGGGTGGAATCTAGCTGTTCTTCAGCGGTAAAGGTGCAAAATAATTTGTTTGCCAAATCGTCAAAATTTATATCGTAATCCATAATAAATATTAAATTTCTTTTAAGGAATTGTAGTTAGGGCCATACGCAACCTTAATAACATAACCGTTAATTTCTAATAACTTTTTAATTTCTTTTAGTACTTCCTTTCCATCACCAACTGCATAATCGATTAAGAATGAATCGTATGTGTACAATATAACTTTACTTTGTTTATTCTCCAAATATTCTATGACTTGTTTTACAGAAATTACATTATTATGCGTTTCTGCGGACTGAATTACATAGTTTAGTATTTTATTAGGTGTAGGATTTTGTATTTGTTCTTTATTTAATATTTTACCTCCAACTAATTCTAACTTTCCTGTAGCATTAAACAGTTTCCATAGTTTATCTATATATTCATTCATTGCTTTAAAGAAAGGTATTTCTTTATATTCTTTAAATACACCTCCATATAATTGTTTGAAGGTAAGCTCTTTTGATTGTTGATATTCTTCAGGAGTTAATTCTTCTTTGCTAAAATACATACGTCCTAATTGAGTATGTACAGAGCCCCTGTCTAATGGAAAATCAATTAGTTTAGCCATGATTCTCACGTGGTAAGCATCGTAATCGAATTCAAAGAACATATCATTTTTAGGGATAAATGCAGTTCTTGAACCATCATTTTTGTTTAAAGCAGCGAAGTTAACGCCGTTATATGAGTTTGTGGGGCGAGTGGTGAGGTTATATAGGTTGTACTTAGAATACACTGTATCTGCGCGATAAAACCATTCTTTCTCATGGTATTTGAAATGCTTATCGAAATAATCAGGGTGTACTTTTAACCCTTGTTCTTCAATTGATTTAAATACTCTTGGAAAAGTATCATTGTAAAATTCGTTTACTTGTTCTGGGATTGTTCCTCTAATCTCTTCAAATATTTTTTCTTCCGTCTCATAAATTTTTGAGATAGGTACCAACGAATTGCAGAATGGTAAATGTCCATGCCTATCAAAAGTACGGGACCGAATAAGAGAATGATCCATGCTATTATCATCATAATCTACATCTATTAATTTTGGTGAATCGAAGTGATATAAACACTCCTTTTTATTTATAGTGTATATTTTTTCATATTTAGATTCTATCCATTCTATAACCTTATCTAAAGGTAATTTAAATGCTTCTGAATGGTTAATAGGAAAAATATATCCTTTGCTTTCAAATGTTTTAAAGTATAAAAGGCAAGGTGAAGTCAAAGCAGAATGATATTCGTCATTCATTGGAATGATATGAATATAGCAGTCTGTTCCTTTACAATACAGCCGTTTTAGCTGCTCTTCTGTTTCAACAATATAATACATAACCTTTTATTCATAACTTTAGGTGCCTAAATTGCCTAAGGCATTTGTCACCAATGTACTAATTTGATTTTGAATTAACACGTCTCCTGCCAAAAGTATTTGACCTGTTGATTGTTCGTGTGTTGCGCCATCCATTATAGTACCGTCTGCCATTACATGATAATAACCTTGATATTCGCTATTATCTAGTTTTACTGTTAATTGCCCTGTATCAGCATATAAATTAGAGACTAATTCAAGATCTGCTTTAGGTGCAAATTGAATTAAATCAGATAAATAACCTTTTATACCTCTAAAAGTAACATTTGTTTTATTAACAATTCTTTCATTTGTGTTAGAAATACCTGCTTTTAAAACTCCGAATTTATCTTTTGAATCTTTAATTGGGCCAGTAATCTTCCAATATAATGAAGTTACACTCCATAATGCGTAATTATATTTACCTCTTTGTGATCTTAAATCATCATGTGTTGTTTTATCAATCTCTAAAATAACTGGAGGTGATTGATTACGAGATTTAGCAAAATATCTTATAAATGCACCTTTTTGATAATCATTACTAGTAGGTGATGGGTAATAAGATTCAGGTGTTAAACCAAATTTATATACTTCTTGATCAGAGGAAGTAATTTTTTGATAAGCTAAGTTTTGTTTAGTAGGAGCTACCTTGTTTTGTACTGATAATGTTACAGGAGGAGCACTACTTAAGCTTTTACGATTAGCATCAGTAGGGCCTTTACCACTATATATTTGTCCTGAGTAGTATTGATGGTAATAACCTTGGTAATATTCACCAGTAGAAGGGTCTATAAATTCCCCACCATTAGTGTATAAATTTTGGTTAACCATATTTTTAGGTACGTATGCCATTATCCTCCTAAATATCTAATTTCAGCGTTTCTACGAGAAGGTACTTGTGTTCCT